TAACTGGTTTTCAAATCGCGGGCGGGGCTGGAACTGCTTATTCGGCTGCCATTGATAAGTGCGAAGGTTCCGTCATTTACAACGGTGTCGTTTTGGCATCCAATGCCGATAAATGCGTTGTTTCAGGATGCTATTTTGAAGGCGCTGAAGGTGGTGTTGGCGTTAACAATCTTGGTGATTACAATACCATCCGTGACAATTTGTTCTTTGCTGGCTTTGCGACCGTCATTCAGGACTTGAGCACTAGCAATAAAGGCACGTTAATTGAAGGTAATATCGTTGCCATTGGCGACACTGCAAACGGAAAGGGCATAGCCCTAGCCTCCAGCGCTGCCTTTGGCGGGTATAACAAAAATGTCGTTAATAACTCTATTGCGTACACTGCTGGAACAGCGGGCGTAAAAGGTATCGAGATAACGGGTACTGACCCTCGCATCACAGTGCTTGGAAATGCATTTGACCCTCGCGGATCGTGGACTGGCGCAGGCACGATTAAGATTGATGACGCTGGCGTGGATAGTGGCGCTTATGGCGTAATCACGCAGACAAATGGCGATTATGAATTTCCTACTTTGTCTAGGGGGGCACTATCGCTTTCTCAGCCTGCCTCTGCGCTTACAGACGCCGATGTAACGACAAATATTCTGGCTATCCCCAATGGAAGCTATTTCCCCGTCACGGCAGCAGCACCTGTCACCGTCAACCGATTTAACGCCGGGGATTTGACGGGGCGCGTCGTCATTTTTCGCACAACCAATGCGAATATGACTTTTGCCGACACTGCGTACAACCAGCTTGCAGGCGGCGTGTCGTTTACGGGTCCGGGAACAATCACGTTTTTCATAGATAAAATCGGATCTGACAATTACGCGTATGAGCTTTGCCGGGCTGTGTTCTAACCAAGATTGCCAGCGTACAAATGAGATGAGGATTTAAGATCGTGGATCAGAGTATCATAAACTGGTTGTTTGCTGGATTTGGTGCTGCCATCGGCTGGATACTGAAGGTAGTCTGGGACGCGATCCACGACCTCAAGGTCGATATTAGGGCCATCGAGAAGGACCTTCCTGAAATCTATGTGCGCCGCGACGACTTCAGAGAAACCATGACCGAGATCAAGACCGAGATGCGCGAAATGCGTCACGATATGAAAGTCAGCTTCAAGCATGTCGATGATACCCTGAACGTCCTGTTCGAGAAGCTCAACAAGAAGGAGGATCGCAGTGGCCACTAAGAACTTTTGGACCAGCAAGGAAGGCAAGAAGGCTACCCAGCAGGCGGCTGCCACCGATGCTGCGGGTGCCATGCGCGTCTCTCCCGGTAGCCGCCCGCGTCCCGAACCATTCGGTATCGGTGCTGCCCTGAGCCGCACTCCCGTGCGTGGCCCACTCGCTGGCACTCAGCCGAACCTCACGATGGGTAAGGTGATCAGCAGTTCGGGTACCGGCTATGGCGGTTTCCGTGGGGGTCCGGACCCGCTCGAACCCAATCGGATCACCTTCGCGCGTAGGGATGTGCTGCCGTGAGTATTGTGCTTGGGGCGCGTTCACTTAGCAGGCTGGAGGGGGTCCACCCCGACCTAGTCCGCGTGGTCAAGAAGGCTGCGGCGATGTCGGACCTCGACTTCACCGTACTGGAAGGGCTGCGAACGCTGGACCGCCAGAAGCAGCTTATGGCGAATGGTGCCACGCGGACCATGAACTCGCGTCACCTAACCGGACACGCTGTTGATCTCGCGCCGATGATCGACGGTAAGGTATCTTGGGACTGGCCGCTTTATCACCGGCTGGCCAAGATCGTGAAGGCCGCTGCGGCGGCTGAGAATGTCCCTATTACTTGGGGCGGTGATTGGGCGAAATTCCGTGATGGTCCACATTGGGAACTGTCATGGAAGGCATACCCGAAAGGAAAGTAACATGAACCGTGATCAACTCTTTGGCGTCATCCGTACTGTAGCCGCTGCTGGCTTCGGCTTCCTCGCTGGTAAGGGCTACCTTGATGGCGCGACTGCCGAGGCTCTGGCTGGCGCTGTCGCCACCATCGGCGTTGCCGTGTGGTCGGTGGTCAGCAAGAAGCCGACTACCTAATGTTTAAGTTTCTGACTCTCCTCCTGTCGCTCCTCGACCGCCTGTTCGGTGAATGGGATAAGTCCAAGTTGCGGCAAGAGGGGCGTCAGGATGCGCAGGAGCAACTCGATGCGAACGTGGAAAAGGCTGAAGCTGCTGTCGCTACCCCTGATCCTGAGCGCGACGAGCGCTTGCGTGCACGATTTGACCGAAGCCGAAATCAAGGGTGACTACTGCCGTATCGCTGGCCCGATCACCTACGACACCAAGGCCGACACGCCGGAGACCGTGAAGCAGATCGAACGCCACAATAGTCAATGGGCTTGTCTTTGCGACGACCCACCGGATTGTCCGAAACAATGAACATACTATCAGAACCGACGAAAACGGAGTAGATAGATACACCATGGCTGGCGTGAAGATCACGAACTTCTTTGGGATCGCACCGAAGATTTCACCGGAACTCCTACCGGAGACTGCCGGACAGATCGCGCGCAATACGAAGCTGTACTCCGGAGACCTGATCCCCTATCCACAGCCTGTCGTTGTGGGTAACACTGGGCGCACTGGCACGATCAAGACGCTCTACGCGCTCAAGGACCCGCTGGGTGACAACCGTTGGTTGTCATGGACCACTGACGTAGACATCGCGATTGTTACTTCTTCGGACATCACGGACCAGCGGTTCTACTATACGGGCGACGGCGTCCCGAAGGTCAGCAACTACACCTTGGCCTTTGACGGCGTGGGTCCATACCCCACCAACTACTACGATCTCGGGCTGCCGCTCCCAACGGCCATGCCGTCAGTCACGGTTACGCCGTTCACAGCGGCCACGACTGCGACCTATGAGCGGGACAGCAACAACACCGCGACCTTGACGACTGCGGCTCCGCACGGACTCAAGGAAGGTGCCTACATCACGGTCACCGGCTTCAGCTATCTGGCCGGGACCTACACCTATGTGGGCACTACGGTTACATGTACCATCGCCAGCCATGGCCTGACTGGCACTCCGCAGGTCGCCTTGGATTTCACGTCCGGCGATGCAATTGATGGGGTCTACACGGCTACCGTTACTGGCCCGAACACCTTCACCGTCAATGTCCCTGTGGCCCCTACGGCTGGCGGCACTGTCCGTCTGAGCATGACCTCGTTCAACGTGTCTGGCATTCAGGCGACGGTCATCGATCCATCCACGATTGAGTACTTCAGCCCCGGCCCTGCTATCTCAACGACTGCCTTCGCTGGGGGCATGATTAACCTCGGTGGCCCAACCCAGTCGCGCTCGTATGTCTACACATGGTATACGCCGTGGGAAGAAGAGAGCATCGCGTCTGACCCGACACCGGATGTGTTCGTCAAGGAGGGCGTGACCATCACGGTCGGTAACCTCCCGACTGCAAAGCCTACGGGCAACAACTTCGTTCGGGGTATCCGCCTCTACCGCACGCTTGCGACTTCGTCGGGGACTGAGTACTTCCGGCTGAAGACCCTGTGGTTCCCCACTGATCTGGCCACTGTCAGCCGCACCGGCAACGTATCGACTGTCAAGCTGGAGTTTCCACACAACCTCGGGATTGATGATCGGTTCAAGATCAGCGGATGCTCGATTGCCTCGTTCGATATCACAGGCGGCATCGTTGTCGATATCCCTGACGACTACACGTTCACCTATGCGCAGGTCGCTGCCGATGTGGCGACCACGACTGTGGCTGCTGGTACGCTCTATCATGATGTGTCGGAAGACCCGCCTACGACTGCGGCCCGGTACTGGGGCGATGGCGGGAACTACGACTTTACGGATGACTTCGATCCGCTGAACCTGATCGACACCCTGACCTCGGACGAGTACGATGCGCCGCCTGACGACCTTCAGGGCTTGATCGCTGCGCAGAACAACATCCTCGCTGGCTTCGTCGGTAACAAGCTGTACCTCACCGAACCTGCTGTGCCGCACGCTTGGCCGCAGGCTTATACGATTACCTTCGAGTATGACATCGTGGGTCTGGCTCCGATTAACGGCTCGATCTTGGTGCTGACCAAGGGGTATCCGTACCTTGTCGCGGGTAGTGATCCTGCTGCCGGGATGAGCATCCAGCGTATCGACGCGCTCTACCCCTGCCTCAACCGCAAGGGCATCGTGGCTATGAACTACGGGGTGGTCTACCCCACCCATGACGGTCTGGCTGTGTTCTCTCCGGCCAGCGGCCCAACGATCATCACGCGGACGAACTTCAACAATGATACATGGGGGATCGAACTGGACCCCAACACCATTGTCGGCGAGTTCTACGGGGACGCCTATCTGGCCTCGCATTCCACTGGTGGATTTGCGTTTGAGCCGGATCGGAATATCGGCGGGCAGTTCGTGGACCTCGACTTCACGTATACTGCTTCGTGGTACGATCCTATCGAGGGACGGCTCTTCTGCGTGACCGGTACTAACGGTGACGTGTATGAGTGGGATAACCTAAACCAGCCCGCATTGACGCAGGAGTGGAAGTCCAAGGTCATCAAGACTACGGACATGATCAACCTCGGGGCGGCGCGGGTTATCGCTGACTTCGCAGAGGTCACCACCACATGGGATGCTGCATCGCAGGAATGGCAGGATGATACTTCTCCTTGGGCCACTGCCGATAACATCACGTTCAAGCTCTGGGTGGACAAGCAGCTTCTGATGACTACGACGGTTACTGACATGAATACCTTCCGGCTACCGACTGGGTATCGCTCTGACACGTTCGAGGTTGGTGTGACCGGCGATATCCGCGTTCGTGCTATCCACCTTGGCGAAACCCCACTCAGTCTGAAGGAGGCGTGATGGCTAGGTTCTCTGCAATTCCGAACCCACCGCAGTCCGAGATGTCGGGCTGGCAGTACTACATGCTCAATGCGCTCAAGGAGAACGTCGAACTCCTGACCGGTGCACGAGGCGAGAAGGACAACGCCAGCCGCGCTATCACCAAGGCTTCGGTCACTGTTACGCAGGCACCGGCACAGACGATGCGTCAGGTTACTGCACAGGGTGCGGCTGTTAATTTGGACGGTGCTGTTGTCCCTGCGATGGATGACTACATCGAACTACTCAAGAATGTACAAGCGCTCGCAAACGATGTAGCTACACTGCGAGCAACTCTGAATACGCTCATCGGACAGTTGCGAGGGTAATATGGAAAATCCTGTGATGGCAGCACTGAACCCGCAGGTGGCCTCGACCACCTCGTTGGACCTCCCCCCGGCGCTTGCCAGTATCTTGGCAATGCCCGCCGCTGGTGCGGCTCCGATGTCAGCCGCTGGTCCCGCTGCACCTATGGCTCCGGCTGCGCCGTCACCCACCCTCGGTGGTGCCCTCGGTGGCCAGCCTACGATGCAACCCCAGCCGCTGCCCAGCTTTCAGGAAGGCGGGATGATTGGTCCCGGTGGTATGCCGATGGGCGGCGCTCCGGCCCAACCCTCTGCACCCATGAACCCGGCTGAACGCGATCAGCTTCTCAACCAGTCGATCAACCAGAACCCGCAGATGGTTCAGGAAATTCAAGCGACCCTGATGGCTGGTCTCCAGTCCGGCGAGATCACTCCGCAGGAACTGAACATGATCATCCAGCTTACCCAGTTGGCTGCACAGAACCCGGATATGTACCCCTACGTGCGGCGCTTTGCTATCCAGCAGGGTATTGCTGCCGAGGACGATCTGCCGATGCAGTACGATGAGGGCCTGATGATCGCTATGCTCACTGTGGCAAAGGCTGCGCAGCAGATGATCCAAGGCGGCGAGTCGATGATGGGCGGGCAGGCTCCGATGACTGGACAGCTTGAAGCCACGATGCCATCGATGAAAGATGGCGGCACCGTCAAGGGTAAGACTGACGCCCCGGTTCCGATCATGGCCCACGAGGGTGAGTACGTCATCCCCAAGAACGTGGTGCAGATGAAGGGGCGCGAGTTCTTCGACCGTCTCGTTGAGCAGTACAAGGACAAGGCGTGAGCGAACTGAGCATCGAACTGCTTACCAAGGACAGGGCCATTTCGCTCTGGCCTGAGATCGCACCTCTCGCAGAGCAGTCTGTGCGTGGTAACGCTATGTCCTCTTCTGACATGGATGCGCAGTACATCTTCAACGCAATCTGTGCTGACGAGGCGGTTATCTTTGCCGGGTTCGAGGGGGACGAACTTGCCACGATCCTCGGCATCCAGTTCTCTGACGCTAATGGGCACAAGTGTGCGGACATCATCGCAATGGCAGGTCGTCACCTGACTATGTTCAAGCGTCGGTACTGGGAGCCTATCCTTGACTGGCTTCGTGCCAATGATGTCGAGTTTCTTGATAGCTATGTTCCGACAGAACGAGCTATGCTATACATGAACAAGTTCGGTTTCGACAAATCCTGCGCGCATATCAGAATGTCTCTGGGGAACTAAGATGGGTAAGGTAGTCAAGACGGTCCTGAAGGTTGCAGCCGGGGTGGCTATCGCTGCCTTCGCTCCTCAGCTTGCGGGCGCGATGCTCAAGACAATCGGTGTCGGTGGGGCGCTTGCGTCCACTGTGGCAACCGCAGCCGTAGGCGCGGGCCTCGGTCAGGTCAGTGGTCTCGGGTGGCAGACAGGTGCCTTACTCGGGGGTCTAGCGGGGGCAGGTAAATCAGGACTATTTGGGGGCACATCACAGACAGCGACGGCTGCGGGCGGCGCAGGTGCCCCTGCTGCCGGTGTTGCCCCCGCCACGGCCACGACGACTGCCCCGGTTGGGGGTGTTGCCGGTACCGCTGCTGAAACCGCAGGTCGTGTCGCCGATGCAGCACGGGCGGCAGGCACTGCCGCAGCCCCGCAGACACTTGGCACCACGCTTTCAGGTGCCGCGTCGAAAGTGGGCAACGTACTCCAGCAGGGGGTAAGTAATGTCCGTGCCGGTGTCGGTGGGGCGCTTGGGGCTGTCGGTATTGGTGGTGGCGCTGCTACTGCGGCTGGTGGCGCTGCTGGTGGCATGGGGGTCGTCGCCCCAGCCCTTCTTGCTGCTGGCCTTGTCAGGACGCCCGGAGGCGCGATCACCGGGGCACAGCAGGCCGAGCTTGCTCGGGCACAGCAGATGAACGCAGCGCTTACCCAGCAGCGCATGGATCAAGCCAATAAGCTGATCGAAGAAGCCGGGTACTATGATCCGGAATATATGGCCCGTCAAGCTGCTGAAGCTGCCATGATCCGGGGCGGCATCCAAGAGACCGAAGGGACTCGCGGTTTGACCGGCGAGCGGCTTGCAGCCGAGCGTCGTCGCTACCGCCTTGGTACTGCACGCACCGCTGGCGCTGCATATCAGCAGGGTTACGGTACTGGGGTCGGTGCTCGCCTTCAGGCCCGTCAGGCTGGTATTCAGTCACTCCCGTCGCAGTATCCGACCACCTCGGCAGAGAGCAGTACGGCGCTTCGGGATCGTCTCGCAGCCGATGAGGCGCGTAGGACTGAGGAAGCCGGTCTGGCTGCATTGTTTGGGCAGGCTCTTGGTCGCCCCGCCACTACGTAAGATAGGGACACCCCATGGCGATTGGTTCGTTTCTCGCTAGTGCAGGCCGGATCGGCGAAGGTATTGAGACATACCAGACCCAGAGCGAACTGCGTCGTCTCCAGCGACTTCAAGCAGAACTTGCTCGTGGTGAACTTGCGCGGCAGGAACAGTTTCGCCAAATCCAGCTAGAGGCCCCAGTTGCTGAACTGCCTGAGCAGGGGCTGCTCCTTGGCGCACCGATGCGTGTTGCCGAACCTGAGTTTGCTCCCGCAGGTCGCACTGCCGCTGCTGGCCTTATGCCCGCTGCTCCTACCGCCATGGCTCCCGGCGCTGCTCCTGCGGCTCCTGCTGCCGCCCCGGCGAAGCCTGCTGCTCGCGTGATGAAACTTGGCGGGGTGACCATTCCTCGCTTTGACTCCCGGCAACCTGACCGCCTCAACGCTGGCGTTGCTGGCTTCAAGCGTGTTGATCCCGAGACTTCTGACTTCCGTCGTAGCCAGATCGAAGGGCAGAACGAGACGCGGCTGAACAACACCCTCAACCAGATAGCGACTACCACCAACGTCCCTCTCAGCACTGTCCGTAAGCCTTTCGTGTCCCAGACCGAGAAGCGCCGCATGGAAGAGAGTGACTCTGCCAGCCAGTGGTACCGCACTACGAACGCTCGTGAGTATTTCCGCCGTAATCCGGAGATGCTGTCGGTCGCACAAAAGAACCCGGTTGAGTTCTTCAAGGGACTCATGCGGTATAATAAGATGCCAGCGGCTGCTCCCGCTGCTCCCGCTGCTGCTCCCGCGCCTACTGCTGGCCTCTCCACGTCCATCGCGAAGATCGCTGGTGCCGAAACTGGCGGTGTAGCCAATCCATACCAGACACCTAACCTTGCTGGCGCTTCGTCGGCATTTGGGAAGTACCAGTTCACCAAGGGTACGTGGGTCAATACCTACCGCAAGCTCAATCCTAAGACGGGCCTCAGCGATGATCGCATCTGGGCGCTGCGCACCAACCCTGAGATGCAAGAGCGTCTCATGCAGAAGCTCACGCAGGATAACTCTGCCGCACTCACTGGTGCTGGTCTTCCGGTCAATGATGCCACGCTCTACCTTGCCCACTTCCTTGGTGCCAAGGGTGCGCAGACGTTGCTGAACGCCGACGCAAATACTCCGGTCGAGCAGCTTCCCGGTTTCGCTAGTGCGATCAAGGCCAACCCGACTGTCCTTCGTGGTAAGACGGTCGGTCAGGTGGCTGAGTGGGCCGCTGGCAAGATGGGTGGTGCTGCTCCCGCAGGGGGTGCCGGTGTCGGCCCTCAGATGGCTGCTGCCCAAGCAACCCCGGTGCCGGTCCGCATCGATCCGTCGAACTTCTATCTTGCCAACCCCAACGCAACTTCGCGCGATGTGCGGATCGCCATGCAGAACCGTCAGGAACTGGCGCGTATGGCCGACATGTATCGCCGCGCTGGCATGGGGAACGAGTTCACGGCTGCCCGCCTCAAAGTGGTTGAACTGGATAACAGCCTCATGTTCCTTCAGGGGATGCAGGGGCTACAGGAACTGGCATTGGCCAACGACCCTCGCCGCCTTGCTGCTGTGTGGTCTGACTATGCTGGCGTGCCGGTGCAGCTTCAACCGCAGACCGATGGTACGTTCAACGTCGTGGTCAATGGCCGGGTAACCCAGCGCGGCGTGGCTCGTAGCGCCATCATCGATGCTGCCCGGTCGTCCTTCGATAAGCAGTATGTCACGACGCAGGCAGAAGCACAGGCCGAGATGAACACCGAGTTCTTCAAGAGCCAGCTTCGCATGACCGAGGAGGCAGCCAAGGCTGCTGCCAAGTTTGCTGCTGATGTCCAGCTTAAACTCCTTGAAGGCGATAACGCTCGGGCTACCGAGATGGTCAGGCAGATGGACCCCAACGGGAAGCTCACGATGCTGCCCGATGGTAGTGGTCAGGCGATCCTTCAGGTGCAGGGTCAGACCTTGCTTATCGACAAGGGTGGTGTACAAATCGAAGGCGCGCCTGAAGGTATGGTATCCGGTCCGTCCGCTCGTCCCATCACAGGTCTGCCGCAGCGCACTGTAGGTGTTGGTACTGGAGGATAAAAATGGCTCAGGCCGGTCTGTCGATCCTTAACCCGTTGGCGGCTCCGGCGGGTGGCTCTGACCTTAATCCTCTGGTCAACCGTACACCCACCAAGGTCACCGGCCTTGACGCGCTCCAGCAGAGCGTGGCTTCGATTAACGCCATGGGCGAAGCTGCCCGTGCGCAGGTTCGTGTCCCCGAGATTGCACCCCCTCCGGTACAACAGGCACAGCCGACTATCGCGTTCAGCCCGTCTCGTGGCGAGTTCTTTGTGCAGGGTCGCACGTTCTCCAAGGACGATGCGCAGAGCGCCATCGAGAGCGAAGCCCTCTTGGGTCAGCCGGGTACGGCGCTGCCCACTGGCGATTGGGTCCCCGTGGACCCGCAGGCTTATGCTGGCTACCTCCAAGGGATCAAGGAACCTAGCCTCGGCACGCTGTTCTCCAAGGGGTTCGGTCGCGGTGTCGATGTAAGCCAGCTTCTGGCTGGTCGTGGTCTCCAGTTCCTAGGCGCTGAAGAAACTGGCGGGCGGATTGTCGCCCAGCAGATGGAAGACCTTCGGCAGACTGCACCCTACGAGCGTCAGTTCAGCGATATCGAGTCTGGCCGTGACGCCATCGAATGGTTCGTAGCCAACCTCGGTGCGCAGGGTCCCAACCTGCTGGAGTCCATCGCTGTCGCTGCTGCCGGTGCCACTGCGGGCACTCTCTCCGGTGGTCCGGGTCTTGGTACGCTTGGGGGTGCCATCGCTGGTCTGGCGGGTAAGTCCTCGTTCAAGCAAGCGGTCCTTGCCGCAGCGCGCAAGCAGGCTGCGGGTGAAGTCCTCGACGCTGCTGAACGCAAGATACTACGGAGCGCGGCTGGTATCGCTGGTGCCACTGTTGCTTCCTACGCGAATAACATCGCTACGGGTACGGCAGATATCTACGGCGAGATGCGCGAGCAGGGTGCCGACCCGGACGATGTCAATGCGCGGATGACCGCGCTCTTGGGGTCCTTGCCTTATGCTGCGCTCGAAACACTTCCTGAGTTCCTGCTGGCTGGTCGCGTTCTTGGCGGCGTTGCCGCTCCTCGGGCTATGGCTGCTGGCACTTCTCTGCCTCGTCGCGGTGCTGAACTCCTGCGCCGTGGTGCTGTGGGCGGTGCAATCGGTGGCGCGGCTGAAGGTGCTACGGAACTCGGGCAGGAAGCCCTACTCCTTGGTCTCTCCGATCAGGACCTGAGCAAGCCTGAGAACGTCCAGCGGCTTATCGAGTCCTTCGCTGCCGGTGCAGCCATTGGTGCCCCGCTCGGCGGCGTTGCCAACCTCAAGGGTAAGAAACCCGCTGATCTGCTGGGCGGTGCTAACCCCGAACCTTTGGCGTTGCCTGCGCCGCCTAAACAACTTCCGGCTCCGCTCAAGCGGCTACCTTATTATGGTCCGGAGCAAGGTGAACTTCCCCTTATCGGTGGCGGCGGTGTCGCTCCGACTCCTATCGCGCCAACTGCGGTTCCGACGCAGCCGGAGATGTTTGAGGGTGTTGATCTCGGTGTTGCGCCAGAAGGTCCCTCGCCTCAGCTTGAATTACCCTTCGCCACTGGCGTGGCTCCGGTTGCACCGACCACCGAAATCCAAGATGTCCTGCCGTTCGAGACCGGACTGGCTCCGTTCCGCTATGCCCAGCCCGAAGCTGCCCCCACTGGGACTCTCGCCGACAACCCTGTGCTTCGGGCGCTTCAGCAGCGTGAGCAGGAAGCGCAGATGGCCGCGCAGCGGCAGGCCCAGTTCGAGCAAGCACAGGCTGCGCGTGTTCCTGTAACGGGTCTCAATACCCTCCAGCAGCGTCTTGCTGAGTCGCAGCCGTTCCTCGAAGTGGTCGGTACTGAGGGCACGCTTTTGCCCGAACCTGAGTTTGGTACTACCCCTGCACAGGCTGCTGAGGAATGGCGCGCCCTTGCCGGTCGCGGTCGGCCCAAGCCGTTTGCCAACTTCCTCCCCGAAATCCAGAACCAGTGGATCGATGCGCTCAACATGGCGCAGGCTGGTGAGCTTACCCGCGATGATCTCCGGCAAATCCGTACCGAACTGGTACAGGCCGAGAACGAAGCACGTCTGACTCGCACCCCACCGCGCACAGTGGTCACTGGTGCCATCACGCCTACACCCACCCCGCCAACAGGAGGTAAACCTAGTGGTCTTAAAAAGCCAAAAGCAGCTACGGTTCCTACAGCGCAGCAACCCGCAACTCGCGGAGAAGCTCTCAAGCGGCCTGTCGGACGAGCAGTTGCAGCGGCTTCCGGAAAGCCTGTCGCCAAGCCAGCGGTCAAAGCCGAAAAAGCAGCCGCACCTGTTCAGAAGCAACCGCGAGAAGCTGTTCAAGTTCTGAAGGCTGCGCCTCCCCCTGCGGTAGCTCGCGGTGAGATGACTGATGCTGCGCGTATTGATGACGCTATTACGTTCGTTGAGGAAGCTACCTCGAAGACGAACCGCGACGACGTGCGTGACGCATACTACGACATCTTGGAGCTTGCGTTCTTTGAGCGTCTGAGCACTGGCACTGTCGAAGGCCGCAAGGCGATCCAGACCAAGGCGCGTGAGTTCCTCAAGGGACCGATCTCCAAGTGGCACCAGCCCTCGCTGGCCAAGGCGTTCCGCGATATCATGCTGCGCGAGGACACCCTCCCGGCTGATGGTCCGTGGTTCCAGTTCATGCTGGACAACGATCTGACCAAGGCGTTCCCGGCCAAGGCGAAGGACAAGGTCACCAACCTCGGTAAGATCAAGGACGACGCACTCCGGGCGCAGGCCGAAGAAATGTTTGCGGTTGAGCCGCAACCCGCTGTTACCAAGAAGGCGACCTACGAGAGCAAGCCTGTCCTTACCGATACGGCTCTGTCCAAGCTGGCTGCGCTGCTGGCGAGCAACCTGAAGGTATTCAACCTTGAGCGTCCGTTCACCTTCTCGCAGTCGTCGATGTCCAAGGAAGAATACCCGAGCCTGCCGTTTGCGCTTGAGGACCTCTACGCTGAGACCAACGAGGCTGACCGCGACACACTGGTCAATGGCTACCCGCTGAAGGACTACTTCACCGAAGACGGCGAGGCCAAGTTCGACAAGGTCGGTGACCTCTTCACACCGTCCGCCAAGAAGGAAGACGAAGGCCGCTTCGCTCTGGCCTCGTTCAACCAGCCTGATCGCGCTGACTCTGCTGTGGGTAAGCTGCGTATGGCCGTCTCGCGGTTCGTATCGAAGCTGGCAACCAAGCCCAAGGTCGCGGTGTTCAAGAACCAAGCGGACATGAAGGCGAAGAACCCGGCGCTCTACCGCAAGGCTGTGGCTGCCCGCCCCGAGGGTGACTTCGATACCGCACTGGCTGCGGGTTACTCGTTCGGCGATGGTAACGTGGTAATCTTCACGGACCGGATCGCCAACCAGCAGCATCTCAACTTCGTGCTGGCCCACGAAACCCTTGGTCACTTCGGTCTGCGCGGGATCATCCCGGCGAACAAGTTCAACGCCGCCATGGAGGCGATCTACAAGGCCAGCCCCGCAATCCGGAGCGATGTGGATATCGCTGTGGCCAATGGTCAGTCCAAGGCTGAAGCGGTCGAAGAGTACCTCTCTGACTTTGCTGCGGTCCTCGATACCAGTGTAGTGGCTCGGGTCTGGAACGCCGTCAAGGGCGCGCTCAACAAGCTGGGCATCAAGTTCGGCGATGAGATGGTGCGCTACGTCCTGAAGCACTCACGCGCATACGTCCGCAGTGGCAAGTCGAGCATGTTCGACACGGCCAAGGTCTTCGGTGACCTGCAAGACGTGGAATATGGCAAGGGCTATGCGTCCACTGGACGGTTCAGCACAGTGGGAGATATCTACGCAGACAACCGTGCGGCTGAACTGATGCGGGATAACCTCGCCAACGCTCCGCTGAACTGGGAGCAGGCGTGGACCACTGTGAAAGGCGCTGTCGGCAACAGTACCGACCGCTTCGACCGATTCAAGGCTGAGTTCCTGAGTCTCGCCAACTTCCGTTCGCGCCTTAACCCCGGCCTTAACCGACTGGAGGAAATCCTCGAAGCGGCGCGTGACCTTACGTCCAGCATCCGGGTGTCCAGCAACGAGCGCAACGCCGAAGTGTTTAACGTCGCCGTGTTCGGCAAGTACTTCGGGGTGACCGAGGAGCAGACCGACTCGATCAACAAACTGATGTATGCCGCCCAGCGGTTTGCTGTCGGCAAGGTCAAGAGCCTGCGGGACCTCAAGGGTCCTCCGCTCTATGAGTTCAGGGACGGCGAACTGGTCCCCAACCAGTCGGAGATCGACAAGCTCATCAAGCAGGGCATGGTCACCTTCGAACAGGCACGCGATGGATTTACCTACGAGGTCCAGCTTCCGGACGGAACCACGCGCGAAGAGCGCTTTGCTGGTATCCCCGGCCTGACCAGAGAAAGCGTCGAGTGGCGTGGGTATGTCAGCCTGCGTGAGACGGTCAATGACGTGGAGCTTCAGCTTCTGCGTGCCCGCTATCAGAGCCTGTTCGAAGACCAGAAGATCGCGTTCAAGCAGTTCGATGAACTAGTCGAGAACAAGCGCCTGACCAACGCGGAGCGTGATCTGCTGCGCCGCATCATCAAGACGTACAACGATCTCTACACAGCGGACATCACCTTCGACGAGCGCGGCTATCCCAAGCTCAATGCTGAAGCCATGCAGAACGGTAACGACTTTGTCGTGGCCATCAACAAGGCGCTGACGCTTGGTCAGGATCGGGACTTTGCTGAGGTTGCGCGGTTCTTCGAGGGCAGGGCGGCTGATGATATGGTCGCCAAGCTGCGTGAGTTTAAGGCTCGTTTGAAGATCGGGGCCGACAACAAGTTCACCATCCAGAACCGGGTCAAGCAAATCCTGATGCTGGAAGTGTCGAACGCTGACGCTGACCTCTACACCCGGCGCACGCTGGCCACTGGCTACACCCCGTTGCTGCGTGAGGGTCAGTTCCAAGTCCGTGTCGAAGCGGTCAATCCCCGCACGGGTAAGGTCGTTCGTCTGGCTGACGCCTATCGCGAGCAGCTTATCTACTCGCAGGTGGAAAAGCAGAGCGAGGCACAGCAGATCGCCGCTGGCATCAATGACATCTTCAAGGACAAGACCTACGAGGTCGATGCCTATAGTCCGGATGCCGGTGAGTATACCAAACAGACCGTGGTCTTCCGGGCCGTCCCCGAGACGGCGCTCGACGCCATCGCTGGCCCTCCGGAACTGAACCTCAACGAGTTTGTGTATGGCCTGCGCCAGCTTGATATCGTCCTGACCCCGAAGGAAGTTGAGCGTGTGGTCACTGCCCTGACCCGGCAGAACAGTTCGGCACGTAACCGCCTGCTGCGCGCCTTCACTCCGGGCGCTGACCCGGATGCCATCAAGGCGATCTCCCGCCATGTAGACTCGCGTGCTTCGACCATCTCCAAGACGATCATGCGTCCGCAGTTGGGCGAGCTTATGAACCTGTCGATGGAGTCCACGCAGCGTCTGTGGAATGGTGATGCCCAACTGCTGGCCGACCTCAAGGCTGCGGCTGAAAACACCAACTTGTCTGCGGAAGAGCGCGCCATCGCAGAGCGTGAGTACGCTCGTTACAAGTACATGTACGAGCAGACCAACCCGAAGGGTAAGCCGAAGCGGACCAACCAGTTCTACAACGAAGCCTCGCGCACGGTATCGTTCCTCGATGAGAACCGTGATGTAACCGAGTCGAACTTCGAAAGCGGCGAGGTTGTCTCGCGGGTTCGTGCGGCCACCAGCATCATGCAGCTTGGCGGTTCTATCGCCACTGGTGCGCTCAACCTGATCAGCGCCTACACCAACGGTCTGCCATTCCTTGCCAGCTACAATCCCCGCAATGGCTTCGGCGGTGGCTTCGGTCTTGGTCCTTCGGTTGCTCAGTTCCACATCGCGGCCAAGCAAGTCGGTGCGCTGGGCATTACTAACATGAAGGCCAACACGGCTGAGTTCTACGACGCCGTGGCCAAGAGCAGGGACCTCCAGACCAAGTACGGGCTGGCAGCACATGAGGCTGAGTTCATCGCTCGCGAAATCCGTGAGGGTGCCATGATCCCGGCGCAGACCAACGCGCTGATCAACACGGCTCGCGGTCAGATATCGTCGGGCTTTGCACGCAAGTTCATCGACGGGTGGATGCTGCCGTTCAACCTGACTGAGCAGGCTTCTCGCCGCACGCTTGGTCTCACTGCCTATCGACTTGAGTATGAGCGCCAGATTGCTGGTGGTCGCAGCGTGACCAAGGCCAAAGAGGCAGCGCGCCGCTTTGCCGTCGATGCCCTGAGCCTGACCATGGGCGAGTACTCGGTGCTTAACCGCCCCCCGGCATGGCGTTCGGGTATCCAGTCGTTCCTGTACATGTACAAGGTCTTCCCGACTACCTCGATCCAGTTGTTCTCGAACATGTCGCGGGGCGGCAAGATCGCCATGCTGGCATCTCTGTGGATGCTCTCTGGTTTGCAGGGCCTGCCCTTCGCTGAAGACCTCGAAGACCTGATCGACACGCTGGCTCAGGCTCTCGGGTTCAAGGTCGGCAGCATTCGCATGGAGATCGCCAAGTTCGTCGATGGTGTCTTCCCCGGCATGTCGCCCTACTTCCTGCAAGGTGTGGTCAACTCGGCGGTCCCTGCCGACATCGCTGGCCGTGTCTCGCTGGGGAATGTCTTCCCCGGCACGGGTATCCTCCTGTCTGGTGCGGACGTAGGCCGTGAGCTTACCGACATCGCTGGTCCTGCACCTTCAGCCCTGATTGGCTCGGCCCAGTTCTTTGCTGACCTGATGCGGGTACCGTTCTCTGACCGTATCCAGTTGGTCGATGTGGCTCGTGAGGCTCCAGTGACCATGCTCCGCGCAGCCGGTGACGCTGTTGCCTATGCCAAGTCTGACGCCATCGTGGATCGTCGTGGTTATGTCGTGGCTGATGATGCCCACGCTGGGGTTATCGCTGCTCGTCTGCTTGGGTTCTATCCCAGCGAAGCGGCCCAGCAGTACAGTGCGATTCGCGTCGCTACCCGCGTGACAGACTACCAGAGAGATGTTGTCGCAGGTTTCCGTCAGGCTTGGATCAAGGCCACGATGGAGGGTAACGCTGACCGCGCCCGTGAGATCGAGCAGGCAGTGGATAGCTGGAACAAGGGAGCCAAGGGTACTGGGCTTGAGATTGCCGACTTCCGTCGCCGGTCCATGCGCGCACTCAAGGAAGCCCAGCGACCGGCCAAGGAGCGCACCCTGCGTACTGTCCCCAAGGCTGGCCGCGAAGATATCGAGAGGGCGTTCGACACCCTCTCGTACTAGACCACTTTCAACTGCCCGAGCACTTGCGTGTCGTAGGCTTGATCGGCTTCATCAAGGATACCACGCAGTCTCGGGTGGCACAGGTTGATCTGGACGACGTAGGACTGGCCGGTCTTGATGTCGGTTCCCTTACCCAGATACGCCTTGTTGTTCTTGACCGAGAGCAGGATGTTCTCCGACTCTAGGTCTCGGGTGATCTGGCGATAGTCCACGTTACGAGACGACAGCCAGCTACGGAAGTGGGTCCGGTCCAGCGTCACAGTGCCATGGTCAAACACCCCGTTCGGCTGGTTGCGCCGCACGTCATAGCGTATCCGCACTTCACCTTGAGGCATCCGCTGGAACAGTGGGGCTGGCTGCTGCCCGTAGGTGTGCATGACCGTGAGGGCCAGACGGGTGTTGTCGTTGAGGTACTCCGATAGGATGTCGAAGCTGTCCATCTTGTTGGAGACGATGTTCTGCCGGATGGTTCCGGTCTGACCCAGCACCCAGTTGATGGCAATCGCCGGATCGAACTTGATCCAGTTCTGTTCCTTGGCGATCCGCAGAGCCAGATCGGTCAGGACAATGGCGATCTCCCAATAGCGTTCTTCACCGCTGAACTCAGCAGGATATCTCTGTGGGAACGTGTTCATCGCCTCGTCGATCATCTCCTTGATAGCCAGCGGCCCCATCGCCAGCAGATATTCGATGAACCGAGGACCGACCCAGCCATAGTTGGTGGTGATGAACTGGAAAATCTTGCGGCCACCTGACGTACCGTCAGCGAATACCGGGTGTGGATCGACCGTGACTTCCAGCAAGCGCATCAACTGTGCATCCGTCGCGCTATTCATGGCAGTCAGCTTGGTGGACCAAGGGATGTTGGTAGAGATGGTCACACCGGTAGCCCACCGCTTGGTCTCCCGCTCCTCAGCACTGCGGTTGAGGCGTGCCTTGTCCCGGCCCTGCGTCACCATGTAGAGGAAGTCACCGATCTCCTTGTCAGAAACCACGGTCGCTTCGTCGATGGTCATCGGTAGGTTGCAGTAGAACCCAAGCCGGTTGTACAGACTGTTCATCGTGAACTTGGCTGCGAAGTGCAGCTTCTGCGGATCACCCCACAGCGACTGCTGCCAGAGTTGGCCCAGCGTCTTACCCGTACCAGTCTGACCGCACAGCGACAGGGTCAGACCATTAAGCCCGGTCAGTTCGATCAGCGGCGTGGCGAGGCTGAAGCCAAGCGCAAACATGTGGGCTGGCATATTGGCTGCCTGCAACACGGAGGTGAAGTTGATCCACTCCTGCTCGCTGCCAGATGTACCATAGAGTTCCCCGCCAAGGCGCTGGCTGCTGGTCGAGAGAGTGATGTTCTCCCTGCTGACGGTGCCATCATCGTGGCGGCGGTAGAGCGCGTTGCCATGGACGAACTGCCTGTACTCGTCCTTCCACCCCATGCTGTTATAGAGGTTGGTCATCGCGCGCATCTCGCGCAGCTTGTCCATGTACGAACGTAGCATAAACTGGAAACTCGCGGTTTGCTTCTCTGTCTTGAGGACGATCCCCTGATCAGCGACGGCAGTTGTGAACTCACGCAGACGTGTGTCCGTGAGGAATGCTTGGCGCAGCGTCAGTTCCTGCCAGCCTGCGTGCTTACGATCCCAGTGGTAGCGGACGGTCTCATACCCAAGCGACTCGTCCCTGCCGTAGCCAACGGGGTAGATATCGAACGGGCAGATGTCGATGTCAGTGCCATCCACAGTCTGCTTGATGCCCGAGGCAGTGCGCTTGTAGCTGCGTGGTAGCGGTACGGAGGCACCGACCTTGTCCGGTGCGGCTTCCGATATCTCTACGGTGCTGAACTGTGCGCCGATCTGGGTGGGTGCTGTGATCTTACCTGCGAACTTACACCCCCTGCATCCTGCGGGGCGCTCTTCCATGAACTTCTTGCAGGTGGCTGGTCCGGTGACCGACTGCTTCCAGTGCGCCATCTTGCGCATAGTCTTGGTGTAGTCGTAGTCAGGGTGCTTGCTCGACCAAGCGACAGCGGTGTTCTCCGAGTCGATGCAGTAGGCGGCAACGCCCAGCATGGCGTACCAGAACGGCTCAGAGACTTCGGCTTGGTTCTCCACACCCCATGCGATCTGCTGGCACTTGGAGGCAACGGCATCCGGGTTGGCGTCAGGAAACTCTGCATCGACAGCGAGAGCTTGTGATAACGCACTGGTACGTGTTGGAACTCCGAAGTGAGTCGGCATCGCTGTCTGTACAACAAAACCACTGAGCGCGGCCCGCATCGCATCGGCATCCACCGCAGGTGCATCGAGCAGTAGCCTGACCTCGGCACCGCCTTTCGGGTTGATGGTCCCTACAGGGCGGAGCAATCGGGCGCTGTCACCCGGCACGCTCATGTCGATCTCGAACCCATGCGCCTTGGCTGCTGCCTTGAGTGCGAGACCCAATGGTCCCCACTGCGCAGGCGCAAGCGCTTCGGACAGTATCCAATACACATGCAGCCCGTTGCCCGAATGAATGATCATGGGCTTGGGTAGCTGGAGTGCGGATATGAACTGGCTGAGGGCGAGCAGCCCTTCTTTCCAAGTGGGATAGGGTTTGTCCGAGCCACAGTCCACGTCGATGAACAGGGTCTGGGTAAGGTGGGTGTTGCGCTGGCTGCGCTCTGAGTTGTCCTGCATTGACGAGACGGCATAGTACACGTTGCCGCCGCGCTGGCTGATGGATTGTACTGCCTGAGTCAGGTCTTCCACTGAGTCGTAGAACTTGTGGATCATCCCTCGTGGCGTCAGTTGTGCGCTGACGTACACACCTTCAGATGGCAGCACCTTCCCGAAAAATGTTATAGTGTCCATGATGCCCCTGCGTCCGTGGGGGGATTGCTCCCCCCACTAGTTCAGTCTTGGTTGAGTAGCTGCTGGAGGCGCTCCTTCCTCTGCTTCTGGTCTGCGGCGATCACCTCCGGCATGGGCCATGAGTGCTCCGTCATAACCGCGAGCAGCCTCTTTAGCATAACCCGAACAGTCGCGTCATTGGATTTGCGGATCGGTTTACCGCGCAGCCAACCATAGTACGTCGCACGAGTTACGCCAAAGAGATCAGACATGTCCTGAACAGTCAGAAGCATGTGCTTCCGCAGTGCCTCCACCTTGGTGAAGTCGATTGCGGTATTAGTCATCGCTATCCATACCTCCAACAAGCGCTGCGATCTCGTCGGCCAGTGACATGGCGTCACCACCTTCGGACACAGCTACGGGCGCGGGCTTGGCCTTGGGCGCAGGCTTGGGAGCCGGAGCCTCTTCAGCCACTGGCTTTGCTGCACCGAAACCACGCTTCGGAGTGGCCGCTTCAGGCGCAGGGGCAACTGGTTCCTCCACGACTTCGACCGGAGCGGGCTTCGGTGCAACAGGCGCAGGCCGCTGGGCCTGAACCGGGACTTCGACAGGGCGGCTGGCGGTTTTCTCACCCGTGATCTCAAGGACCTGATCGCTACCGAACAGTTCGTCCACAGCAGCTTGGGTCTCAGCGTCAAGGAAGCCACCGAAACCGAACTTCAGCTTGGGGAACGAGGCGTCAGTATCGAACGACAGCGTGGTCTTGACCACTTCCACCGGGATACCGCGAACGGTCAGTTCCTTCTGGTACTGGTTGAGACCCTTGAGCGCAGCAGGCGTGACCTGAAGCAGATAGACCGGACCAGTGGGGTCCTCAGCCGCCACGATGGCAAGGCGCTTCTGGTCGGCGCAAGCCTTGATCTGCTGCCCGGTCGGGCTGATCTTCGAACCCCAAGCGTTCTTCGGGCACGATGCACACAGATCGTTCTCAGGGTTCTGGACGGAGGCGTCAGGGCCAATGCCATCCAGCGAGAAGCAGTCCGGTCCGCTCGGCTCATCGTTCGGGTCCCACTGCTTGGCGTAGAAGGTCTTGGACAGGCGCGGGTTGGCACCGACGATGACCACGTTCAGCTTGGTCTGGTCGAGTACAGTCTCGGTCTTGCCCTCGACGATGCGGAAGCGCGACCCCTTGAGGCTGATGCGCGGGTAGCTGTCACCCTGAGCCAGACCGGCAGCCAGCGAGGCAGCCAGAGCCGACTGCTGACCGATGCGGGCAGCGAGGTGGGCAGGGACTTGGATGTTGGAAGGAATAAGGGACGTGCTCATAAGTTCTCCTGTAGTGAGCGTGTTGACGTTAGACGCTTGTTAGACGGGACCAAGACGACCGGGAACCTTGATGGGTACGTTGGTCAGTGGGAGTTCATACTGGTGCCCGACACCAAGGGCGGAGCGGGCTTGCTCGGCAACGATGTGTTCTGCGATCTCGTTGTGATCCTTGCAATAGGTAAGCGTGGGCATCTTCATCGTATTGTTAAGAAGCGACCGGTCGAAGGTCCGAACGATGTAGCCGTTGCTAATCCGGTAGGCCATGATGGCAGGGCCAGACTCAGACAGTACAGAGTGGGCCTCGCGTGTCTCTACGAGTTTCGACTCGTAGTAATCTGGCTCGGGCGCAATGCCCAGCCACCTGCGTATCATCCGCTTGATCATTCAGTCCTCCACTTTCGCTGTTGGTTTGCGGACGCTGACCTCGATCTTGGTGCCGTAGTTCACACCCGGAGGTACAGCCTTGTACTGCTCGATGTAGCCGCGCACTGCGGTCTTGTTCACCGCCTTGTTCAGCATATCGTAGGCATCGTTCTCCTTGATGAACGCCAGTGTGGCGTCCCAGTTCTCGACGTTGGCGTAGTCCTTGGTGGTCAGGAACGCTGTGCCATGCGGGGTTTTGAACGAGGTCACCCCCATCGTGTCAGCCTGCGTCTTGATCCACTTCTCGATCTTGTCCATGTTGGCTTCGAGTTGGGCCACTTCATCCTTGATGCGGGCTTCAACCTCAGCCTTCTTACCACGCAGCTTCATGTATGCGGCGATGGCTTGATCCACTGTGATGGTCATCGTCTTGTTTCCTCTTGGATTAGGTCGAGCAGCAGTCCTTGTAGTTTCTGTTTGTTCTTCAGCCGCTCGTATGCTCGGTGTTCAAGATCGGTCGCTTCGATATGGATCACATTCGAAGTCTTGTTCTTGCCGATCCGTTCGATACGCCCGTTGGCTTGGACGTATGTCTCGTTGCTGTTGACAGGTCCGTACCAGATGATGGTGGACGCAGTTGTCAGCGTGAGGCCGTGGGCCATAGTGCCCGGATGTGCGATCAGGACGTGGGGGTCCTTGCTGTCTTGGAAGTCCTTGAAGATCACGTCACGCTTGGATGACGAGACCTGACCGTTGACCACACCCACAGTCCAGTGCTTGGACAGTTCCTTCTCCAGCATGTGGAGCGTACCTGTCAGGGGGACGAAGACGATCACCTTCTCGCCCGCCTCTTCGATGATCTCCTTGACCACCTTGACACGCGGGCTGGCGTCGATCTCGATGTCCTGACCATCATCCCCATAGGCCACGCCGCAGGCGATCTGGATCAACTTCTGGACCTTGACTGCCTCGTTCACCGCGCTGATCGTACCATCGCTGCCGACCTCGGCGATGAAGTCCTTGAGCATGGCCTTGTAGTGTTTCTGCTGCTCGGCTGTCAGCGCAACCTGACGTGTCTGGATGATGGTCTCCGGCAGGTCAAAGCACTCGTCTCTGGTGAACCGCACTGCTGGTTGTAGGATGTCCTTGACGATGTCGGTGGACTCCGGGCGGGGCACGTACTTCCACTGCCCAATCTTCATCATCACCTGCTCACGGAATGAAGTAAACGTGGACTTGCAGTTCGGACTGTCCACCAGCTTGGCCAGTGCCCATGCGTCAGTCGGATCATTCGGAGTCGGCGTACCGGTCATCAACCACAGACGTGTCTCAGGGTTCGCTGCCATCCACTTACGGAAGAACTTGAACCGCTGGGTGCTGGGGTTACGCAGCACGGCTGCCTCATCGACGATGACCAGATCGAACATACCATGAGCATCGTCAGCGATGATCGAGAAGCCGTCGTGGTTGACGATGTAGAAGTCCACGTCCTGTTGCAGCAGCCTGCGCCTGCGCTCTGCCGTACCATGCAGCACGGCGAACTTGCGGTGCGGGAAGCCGAGGAAGATACCATCACCCCAGACACGTTCCAGTGTGGACAGTGGCGACAGGATCAGCACCTTCTTCACCTGCTTGGTCTTCAGCAGGTAGTCCGCTGCCCACAATGCAGACTGGGTCTTGCCGGTGCCGATGTCGTTGAGTACCAGCCCCTTGCGGTGGAGGGTCAGGAACGCAGCGGTCTCCTTCTGGTGATCGAACGGCGTGAACCGACCGGGCCAGTCATAGTAATGCAGGATGGGTGATGGGGCCTTGATCCCCATGTTGTTGAGGACACGGACTTCATCAAGCCGATGCGGTGCGACCACGAGGTCCATACCACGCACGGAGATATGCTTGGCGGTAGGGATCGTGTCGAGAATACGGTTGGGGTTGTTCAGCTTCAGCGCAATCGCCTTGGCCTTCTCAATGACTAGCACAGATAAACGCCTCTACTTGGGTGATGGTGTCATCATCGTAGACGAGGAACCACATACCGCCTGCTTCCTTGATCTCGTGCCCTGTCTTCCATTGCAGGGCTGTTGGCTTCTTGGTCCTGTCTGCCTTCACCTCGATACCTACGAACCTACCACGCACGATGGCGATGATGTCGGGTAGCCCAGACTTCCCAAACCCGTTGTTACCGGGGAAGAAGTACCAGACCTTATGCTTACGCAGCATCTCGGTGAGACGCTTCTTGATCCGGCCCTCGGGTGTAGTTGCTCCCATAAGAACTCCTCAGTGCAGGTTTGCAGCCACGTCTGCTCACCCGAGGGTATTCCTTCAAAGCCGCCCTACCCTTACGATTCCCTAGATCGGACAGGAACGGCGGTGCTGCGGAATAACCCCAAGGTAGCTTACGATACACAGGTGTCAAGTGACAAAATCAGCGGCGCGCCCATTTACATGTGGATTGTGCGGGGCACCAGTTGCACAGCCCGCTCGGTCTGGCGGGCCAGTTGTCGAAGTACAGCGCCTGCTCGATGCGGCTAGTGGCTGCTGCGATCCCGCCCCAGATACCGAGCGAGTCGGTCTTCCTGTCGTAGGTCTCGCTGTCCATCTTCATGTCCTTCAGCCAGACCAGTGTGGTCTTGACCCGCTGCACTTCGGGGAAGTGCTTGAACACCTGACCTGCGAATATCTCCATCTGAAAGAAGTCGGGCTTCCGCTTGCCAGTCTTCCAGTCCATGACGACCGCGTCGTGTCCCTTGAGTACCAGAATGTCGAGCTTGGACCTCAGCCATGCGTCCTTGTCCCACCAACCTGTCGGCTCGTGATTGTCGTTGAGGACAAGCTCCTTCTCGACGTGCAACTCACCGCCTTGGGCCAACTTCTCAACGCCCTTGCAGAGCGGTTCATAGTGGGCTGCTTCCTGCGGTAGCTCGGCGTTGTCCCTGAGCCTGCGCTCCAGCATCTCGTGGATGCGTTCGCCATACTTGCTGGCCTCACCACCTTCGTCCTTGATATCCTTCAGGATGCGCTGGCGGTAGTACCGCTGCGGGCAGTTCTCGAACTGCTTCATGGAGGAATAGGAGTGCGACAGGTAGATACCCTTCTCTTCGTTCATGACTTGATCCCTGAGACTTGTGTGTCGTTGTTGTACCTACCCTTGGTGGCATAGGACGCCTGCGCAGGCACCGCCTTGTGGCGGAAGAAGATCATCTGCCCAATCGCATCGCCCGGACGGATGCGTATCGAATGGTAACGGGTCATGTTCTTCAGTTCGAGGGTGAGGACCGAGCCGTTCCATCCAGCATCGCACCAGCCAGCATTCATATGCTCCAACCCGATGCGAGCCATCGAGGACTTCAGCTTGTACTCGGCAGAAATATCTGTGGGTAAGTTGAACGTCTCAGTGGACTGGGCCAGAATGAACTCCCCCGGTTCCAGCACGTAGCCGTCCTCATCCATGACATGTCTGTCCATGATAAGCGGTGTGCGACTGCGGTAATCGACGATCCGGTGGTAGTAGCCCTTGGGTGTGCGCTCGACCAGCAATGTATCACCGAGATGTATGTCGATGCTTGCAGCGTTAATGTCTGACTTATCCACAGGATGTACCACTTTACGTGACACCAGATCGATAAGCTCGTCGTGACTAAGCAGCATCGCAGTTCTCCGTTATCCTATGCTTGGTCCTGAGTGCGAAGACGATCTTCGGGTGTTCCTTCACCAGCGCATTGAACAGCTTGGCACTCCCGACCAGCATCCCCTTGCGGTGCAGTCGGTCGCTCTCAAGCCATGTGCTGCTGTTATCGAGTGTCTGTTTGTCAAACGCCATCATCGTACTCCAGTGGTATGCTGGCCAACTCAAGGACTTTGGCCTTGTATGCTTCGTCCTTACCCATGCGCCATGTCGCCTGATCAACAGCATAGATCACTGAACTATGGTCACGACCCATGAGTTTACCGATCTTCGGATAGGACATCCCTTGTGTCCTAAGTGCGGTGCACAATGCAAACTTGGCAGGCATCAGGAACTTGAACCGGAAGTCACCGACCAGATCGCGTGGATGAATTGAGAACATCTCTGCACAACGCAGAACGATGGGCTGCTTGCTAAAATCTGAGATCATCGGGGTTCCAATCGTAGATATCCCATCCAAAATTTAGCCACAGCCAGTGGCGAAGGCTAGGCGTCATCGGTCGGGCCTTGGTAGATCACGCGGACTTCAAACGTGTGTCCGCACCACTCCAGCGGGAAGCGCGCGTAGCAGTCTGGCATGAAGAGCCGCAGCTTGTCGGCGTCTTCCAGAACCCGCTTGCCCAGATAGAGGGTGAGTTCGTCCTCATCCATTGGGGTTCCCCTTGAGTGCGCGGATAGTGGTAGCGATGTGCCGAGCCGCAGTGACAATGCTGCCCGGTTTCAATACCCAGCCTCGCTGCGCCGCCTTGCTTGCGTAATCGCGCGCCACCTTCGCCGCTTCCTCCAACGCATCCCGCCGCGCAGCATCGGCCCGCGCTTGCAGCCTCGCATTCTCCGCACGCAGCGCCTCGGCTTCCCGCGCGGTGGCGGTGAGGGATTGAAGCGCGGTAACGGCTTCGGGTATTGCCGCAAGGTCGCCCAGTTCCAACCGCCCCACCAGTTCATCCACCCCGGCCAGTTCTTCGTTGGTCATTTCTTGTAGTCCCCGGCCTCGATGGATGCGGCCACTTGGGTCATACCCATGCGGCGGAAGTAGGCTGCAATCAGCTTGACCTCGGCGAGGATGGCGTGCTTGCGGTCGATAGCCAGTGCGCCTTGCTGCGCCTCCAGCGGCCCGTCGAACCACACGATGTCATCACCATCGTGTACCCAGTAGCGGTCTTCCTTGTGGCTGTAGTGTACTGTCGGCATCACACTTCTCCTAAAACAGTAGGTCCTTAGTCACACTCGATCTCCCGGATGCTGGTCCAGACGTAGGGCATGTAGCAAATCTCATCCCCGTCCTTGGTGACGGTCCAGCCCGACAAGTAGCCAGTGCCACCCACGATGGTGGCCGCAGCGGCAGGCACGACAGTGCCCATGGCGAGGCCCACGATGAAGCCAGTGATATACTTACGCATCGATGTTCTCCTTCTTGGTAAACTTGCCAGACTTGTCACGCTCAGGGGTAAGGTTGCGGTAGTAGTCGCGTTCGCATTCCATTGCGTACAGATCGGCGAGCAGTTGGCTCATGCCACGTATCCCCCACAGTGTGCCTGCGAAGAACCCGATAATCCCAACCGCAGCAGCACCCACGGTGAGTTCAACCATGTCAATGTATACCATCAGCACTCTCCATAGTTATCTGCCCGCCCCGACTCGCAGGCTACAGGAAGGTCGGGTGCCCATGCCGGTGGCGTGGACATGATGCGAATGATCTCTGCCTCGGCAGCTTCAGCACTGGCCGTAGGTACTACACACACGTTCTCGTCATGAACTTGGAAGGCCACGAAGTGTCCGGCCTGTCCGATCAGGGTCATCTGCCAGCGCACGATGATACCGGCCAGAGCTTGCACGATATTCTCAGTGACCTTGCCGCCGTAAATCTTGATCCACGGCAGGTCTTCGAGGGTGCCACCAGCAACCCGGTCCTTCAGCGCCTTGCGATATGTCCGTGCGTCATTGATGTACTGGAACCCATCCTTGGTCTGACGCAGTGCGGGGTAGGTGATACGCAGGTGGTTCGGTAACCGGATGCCTTCCTTATCGTAGGTGATGACTTCCTTGAGCGTACCATTGCGGTTGCCCACCATGTCCTTGAGCACCTGACCACAGGTCTGCCATAGCTGGACGATCTTCCAGTACTTCTGGCGGTAGAGACGGACGATGCGCTCGGCCTCGTTCTCGTCGATGTAGATTTTGGCAAGGGTCAGAGTCTTACGGAACTTGTCAGCCCCCATACCGTAGCCAAGGCCAAGGATGCAGGTCTTGCCTACAAACCTCTCAGTGTAGTCCGCCTTGGTTACAGTGCGGCCATAGACCTCGCTGGCAAACTCGGAATAGACATCGCGTCCCTCACGGAACGCCTGCACCAGATCGTCCTGTCCTGCCAACCACGCGACAGTGCGCGCTTCGATCTGACTGGAGTCGCAGGCGATGATCTCGTATCCCTCCGGTGCCTTCAGGGCTTGACGGATGGTGGTGTTACCTCGGCTCGGCAGGTTCTGGAGATTGACCTTGTCGCCACCTGAGAACCTGCCTGTGTGTGCGCCATAGTAATTGAGCATGATCGGCAGGGGGCCACGGCCAGCGATCCCGATGAACGCCTCGGTCCGGGTCTCTTCCAGCGTGGACTTGGTACCAAGCCGCGCCTCAGCCGCAGCCCGGACACGCTCGTCCGGGTGCTCAAGCAGGGCGAGGAAAGCCTGATCAGTCTTACTGAAGGCGAAGGTCTCCTTACCAGTGCGGGCACTTGTCTTGGTCGGCGCTGTCACACCCAGCAGGTTCAGCAGTTTGGCAAACTGAGGGTTGCTCATCAGCAGTGTCTTCAGTGCCGCTGGGTCAAAGCGTTCACCCATACCGACGATGTCAGACAGTTCCTTGAGTACGTCCTCCTTGTGCTGGCGCACGTCAGTCAGGTGCTTCTTCAGCAGGGGCACATCCAGTTCGATCATCGGCTGGGTGTACATCCGCAGGGTCTGGTCAATCACCAGCAACTCAGAGGGCGGCAGTTCCTTCTTCAGCTTCAGCCACAACTGGTAGGTTAGCTCCACGTCATTGACGCAGTATTCAGCGTAGCGCTCCAGTTCCTGCTTGGAGAAGTCAGCGTAGCGTTTACCCAGAGCGTTGACCACCTCGTCGCCCTTGGCACCCAGCTTGTAGTACTGGGCCAGCGCCTTGAGGCTACCTCCCACAGTGACGTTGTGCAGGGGACGGGCCATCGACAGGGTATCCAGCCACAGCTTGGGCTTCACACCGTAGTGCCATGACAAGATAGCCCCATCGAAGGCAGTGTTGTGACAGAGGATGGCCGACTTGGAGAAGTCGATGGCCTTGATGAACGGCTCGATCAGCGGCTTGGGTATCCACTTCACCGGGCCGTTGTTCTTTTTGATGCCCAGCAGGATCGCCTCGAATCGGGGATCACGGACGTAGCTCTCGGTGGTCATCTTCGAAAGCGAATAGTCTCGGTCATAAGTTGTTTCGAAATCAATGGTATAGATGTCCACCGGGCTACTCCGTTTATTTCTGCGGGGAGACTACCGAACTATACAGCCTTGTCAAGCAGGCCGTGGTTCTCGGCAGCGATGCGAAGGTGGTGGGGCGCACAGCCCCACAACCCGAAGTATTTATCATAGGCTCGGCATAGCGCACGCAGTTCCGTGTCGTTCCTGCGGATGGCATCGCGCAACCGGTTCTGTTCGGTGAGGGCAGCCGCTGCCCTTGTGAGGATATCTTTCTGTTCGTCCGTCACTTGGAGTCTCCCCTCAGTCTGTCAGCCACGAGCTTGGCATAGCCAGCGATGTCATCCCACGAGTCGATGTAACTGGGGTCTCCATTGATGATCCGTCCGATCTTGTGGAAGATCATGTCGAGTGCTTCCTGCTGGTCGTGGTCAAGCTCCTTGCCTGAGTTGTGCAGGAACTTGTGGGTCAACCGCTTGTACCGCTGCGTGATCTCTGCATGGGTCTCGAACTTGCCATACCTAGAGCCACGTTCTGCGAGGATGGTGTCAATCGTGTTCATATCCTGCACATCGACGCGCTTATCCTCCTCAAACATCTCTGTCTGTCTCTCGTCCTTGGCAGTGTCCTTGAGCCACTGGTTCTCGACCTGACTTACATAGGTCGGATGGCACCCCACGCGGCTGGCAATCTGCCACTTGTTGAGGTTGGGGAAGTCGCACATCGTGCGGATGATCATCTCTTTCTTGGTCATGTCACAGTCCTCCCATCTTGCTTGCTGCCAGCACTGCGGTCAGTTTGGTCGTGTCGATATCAGGTACTTCCTTCTCGGGCTTCTTACGCTCAACGATCTCCTTGTGTTTGTTCTTGGTATGCTCTGGCACCAGTTCCCACAGCGGAGGCCATGCCTTCAGGGCAGGCGACAGCGTCGAGTAGGACGCCAGTATCTTGGACACCCCTTCCGTAAACTCCTCGGCCTGCTTGCGGATCGCAGCACACTTGTCCTTCCACGCCACGACTTCTGCGTGGAGTTCTCCCCACACGAGATCATCTTTCAGGGTGATTGCACCGCCATAGTAGTTCATTTCTGCCGGGGCATCAGCGGGTAAACGCTTGGGCCACCGCTTGCGTGAGGACAGTGTAAAGTGCAGGTTTACTGCCTGCCCACCGATCCGCTGCACAATGATTTTGTCTGTCAAGTCAAAGAACCCTTCAGGAAGTTGTTCCATGAGCGGGATGTATTTACCGAATAGCTTCTCGTAGACGTAGTCACCCCAGCTTACCGGGGCAGTGGCCTCCACCGCCCTGATCCGATCAGTGAACTTGGCACGGGCGTTACCGGTGATCTGCTCAGTCAGTTCCTTAGTTATGCGAACGGTTGCCATTGCTGTTCTCCATGTCATCATACAGGTTGGACAGGCTCTCATATGCCTGCGCTAGGAACTCATGCTTGGGTACGTTACTCTGGGCAGCACAGTCGGCCAGCAGGTACAGCAGTGCCGTCACCACTGTACCCATCTCATAGCCAGAACACGCCTGCCCAAGCAGGATGGTGAGGGCACCAAGGCCCTCGGGTTCATCGTCATCAAACACTACACTCACCTCGCTTACCACTTCACCACCTCGCCGAACGGTGCCTTGTCAGCACCATCGCTGACCCAGAGCACGGGATAGTCAGGCTCCGGACCGAAGTCGGAGCAATACAGATCAGTCAGGAACACGCAGGCCACCGGCTCGATGTCGTTGTCCACCATGTACTGGAACACCGGGCTGAACGCAGTGCCGCCACCACCATGAGGCTTGATATCCAGCGTGTCACCCGGCTCGTAAACATCCGCATGGGACACCTCGCTGTCGAAGTAGATCACATGCAGCTTGCGAGGACGGAAGTGTTCGAACACCTTGGTGATCTCGGCTGCCGCCTGATTGATCTGCTGCGGAGTGATAGAACCAGAGCAGTCCACACAGAAGGCGATCTCACCCATGGTCTCACCCGTGATGCTCGGCAGATAGAGACCCTGCGCTGCGAAGATACGGCTCGGTCGGGCATAGGTCCGGACATCGTTCTTGCACTTCTGCATGAACCGCCAAAGTACGTCAGCCCAGTTGACCTTGGGTTGCAGCACCGCATCGACAAGTCGCTGCATGTTTGCCGACAGTTTACCCATCATCTTGGCAGCCTGCGCTGCCTGAGCAACCTGAACCTTCATCTCGGCAGCGGCCTGAGCCTGATCAGCAGGGCTACCCCCACCGTCCTCGCACTCATCGTAGGCTTCGCCGCCACCGCCGTTGTCATCGTCATCATCAGGCAGCAGGTTGTAGATGCCATCACTGGTGCCACCGCCTGCGTTGAACAGGTTGGGATCAAGGCAACCACCGGGGATGAACTTGCCGATACCTTCCTGCGTCAGATGGTGGTTGATCACATAGTCACAGGCCCGGTTCCACCTGCCCGGAGTGCGCTCACCGCGCCGATAGTTATGCTCGAACATGGGGTGGAAGCACTCATGGGCAACGAGGAACTTGAGTTGCTCATCACACAGCGGATCGATGAAGCTCGGATTGAACTTGACATACTTGCCATTGGTTGCCGCAGTGGGGACAGACTCGTCCAGTATGAACGGCATGTTGAGAGCGATGGTCCCGACGAAGGGATGCTCTAGGATGAGGGAAGTCTTGGCCTTGGCCAGACGGCGGGTGAGGGCGGCGACATCGCCGGTGAACTCACGCTTCACTGCTACTTGCATCAGTTCGCTCCCTGCATGAAAGTGGCCATGGCATCCATGATCTTGCGCGCTTCCTCTGCCGTGTCCTGACGGACATCGAGGTCGTTACGCAGGGTATCAGGGTGGTGGTCCAGCAACTTGCGCTCCACCTGCTGCCGCATGGCTTCGAGGTTGGGGTCTTCGGCGATATTCAGACGTGTCAGTAGGTCACAGGTCTCCCTTGCGTTCTCGATCATGCTGTCACGGAAGATATTCTTGGGGTCGGACAGCTTCTCGGTGATGTGTTCCACATGCTTGTACAGCCGGTGCCAACAGTCGCTCATCGCTTCCTGCTGGATGGTTGCCATGCGGCTTTCGAGGTCCTCTTGGATACGGGTAAGCTCATCACTGGACAGGGCCACACGGAAGTCATTGCTCGGCACCGGGAAAATACCCATGTCCATGTTGAACTTGTTGGTGATGCTCTCCTTGGAGGGGTAGTCCTTCTCGTCATAGAGATCACCCAGCCACCGCTTGGCCTCGGCCACGAGGTACTCGTAGTTATCGAGGAAGGTGGTAACCAGCGACTGCCACTCGGCCTTCTCCTTGCGGAAGTCCTGCATGAACTGGAGGTAGTTGGCACTGGGCAGCATCCGGGTCCCGTCGATACCCCAAGGCAGGGTATTCTTGGCGAACTTCTCACGGATCACACCGGTCTTCTGGTGTACGTTGGCAAGCAGATCGTTAAGCGGAAGCAGAGACTTGTTGTAGCGACCAGCACTGGTGCTGGCACGGTTGATATCAGCCACTTCCTTGGTGGCCTTCTTGTCAAGTTTGCGGGCAGTCCACTGCGAGATCGACAGGGACACGAGGAGAGCACGATCATTGAGCTTCATAGTTGTTACTCCACTAGGTTGTTATCAGAACAGCACGTCTTGGTGAGCCAGCGACCACTTGATAAACGCTTGGGTCGAAGCGAGGTCAGGGTCACGGCGCACCGCATGGCTGACCATCAGCACAGAGAACTCGGCAGGCATACGCTCGGCATAGGTAACCGCACGGTCCATATTGCTGTCAGTGATCCGGGCAGCGATAGAGCCAGCCAGTGCATAGAGCGTAGCCGGATCGGTCGGCACGTCAGCCGTAGACGGGTTCATCAGGACAGCATCGGGGTTGGGTAGCTTGCGCCAGATACGCATGAAACCCACGAACTCAGCGGCTGCACCCTCACCCACGGCACCCTTGAAGCACTCATATTCTGCCTCGTAGGGCACAGTGCCAAGCACATCGGAGACACCTTCGACCCAGCTACGAGGAGTCGGGTTGGCATCGCGCTGCGGATCGAAGTCATGCAGCAGACCGGGACGAAACCGGATAAAGCTGATAACCTCGGGCTTGACGTTGTGGTCGATCATCCACTTGGTGCTGTCGTTGAGGTCAGTCTCGAACTCCAGCGTGGTCTCACGGTTAGCCAGATGGCTCAGGGTACGCACAGCACCAGCACGGTGAGACTGGAGATTACCAGTGGACACCACCTGCCAGCCATCAGCCAGTGGTACACCATGCAGGTCACGAGCCTGACAGAGATGAGCGATGGCCTTCTGGTGATCTGGACCAGCCTGTGTCCGGTCGTCAAACAGCAAGATACCACCACGTTCCGTACCGGGCTTGCCCTTGTAGGGGAACCAGTCAGGCATCTTGTAACCGAACGACTTACCCTCGGCCAGCATATCGGGAGCACCGAAGTCTTCGACCGGAGTCAACGCAGGGTTGCGCATGATGACAGGAACATCCAGTTCATTAGCCACTTCACGGACGATAGTGGTCTTGCCACCGCCCGGAGGGCCGACGATCAGCACAGTACGCTGGATGGGATAGAGAGCCTTGAGAGTCTGCTTGAGAAGTTCAGCACGCATAATCAGTTCCCTTCATAGAGCTTGTGGTCCGGGCCGAATGACACCACCGTCTTACCCCCCATGCGGTCACGATGGTGCTTCGCTGTCATCTTGTTGTCGTAGTAGATCACGTCACCGAACTGGTCCTTGACCAGTGGTCCGTTGCGGTGGTGCCGCAGGGTAAACAAACGCATTACCAGTACTCCTTGATATCACGCAGCAAAAGCTGCGCCTCTTCGAACAGGTCCTCGTTGAGTGCATCACCGGGTCCGCCAATGGACTCCAGTTCACTCACGATAGAGTTCAGCACCCCGAACAGTTCCTGAGCATGGACGAAACTGGCCGTAGCCAAGTCCAGATCGTCGACAGTTTGCCCCGTCTTGGGTAGAACCGTGATGGTTACACGGACAGCCTTCTGCCCTTCGAAGTCCACACCTCCGACACGGGCCACGATAGGCTGGATGGAACGAACGTGGATTTCCTCGTCTTCGACACGCATTACACAGTCTCCTCTTCTGGTTGATCTAACTCGTTTGCCACTATGGCTTCCCACACAGCTTCATCGCTGGTCAGATAGTTGTACTCCTCCTCAAGACGGCGGTAGAGATCGCGGCAGTGCCCACGGATGATGGTGTTCACCTCGTCGATCAGAGCCAGATACTCAGCGTCCAGCAGCTTATCTAAGTGGTCAGCCACAGCACTACGCAGGTCGTCCCGTGGTGCGATACCGAAGAACATATCAGCGAATGACAGATCGACGCTGACAGTGTTCTCATGGACGTAGTGGTGGCCGGTCCGCTCGATTGTCAGCGTGAAGTCACCACCCATGGACATGAGTTTGGTTATGTATGGATAGGTCTCTGTAAGGTTGTGTGCCTCGAAGAAACACTTGTTATCGTTGACGTAGCCAGTGAAGGACGCACCATCCCCCTGTGACCAGAAGCCAGAGAACGACATGTCCTTCACTGTGATACCGATCTTGGCCATGTCCTCCATGAAATTATCGTAGGTACAATCCCACCACTCGGTATGCTCGACGTTGAAATGGCGGTACTTTTCGATCAGTTCTTCCTTGGTCATGCTGCAATCCTCGCCTTGACAGCCAGTGGCACGAGTTCATCCGGCAGGAGCTTGAGTTGTGCTGCCTCTACCAAGGCACTCTCCTCAGGCTGACCGAACAGAACAAAATGCTCCATCTCCAGCTTGGACATGGGGACGTAACCAGTAAGGGGATGAGTCTGAGAGAAATGCTTGGTAGTAGTCCGACCGTACCTGTCGATGTTGCCGAACCAGACGCCTTTCCAGTTGATCCACAGCGGCCAGTGTCGGCCATAGCTATAGACCACATAGAGATCACCCAGCCATTCACCCCACAAAGTGGAGTACTTAGGACCGTTGCCGGTCTTGGAATTGTTGCGGAATAGCTTGCGTTCCTGAACCAGAGAGCGGGCTTCCCAACCCGATACGACAGTGGACTTGGTGTTGTTATCCGTCATTGACTTCATCCTTACTTTACGAGTGAAAACCAAAGTGATCACCGTGCCAGACGGCACCGATCTGATAGGCGATAGGTTGGGGTTCATTGTGGTCGTATCGCCAATAGGTAGCGATCAGTTCAGGCTTGCCGTCATAGACACCACCAATGATACGAACCTTCTTGAGGTTCATGTTCCACTGAGACAGGTAACCAATGGCCTTGAGAAGCTCGTTGTTACCGGCGATCTCAGCCATCTCGACATGCTTGTCAGCGTCGATAGACAGTTCGATTGTACGTTCCATCGGGTTCACAGCTTGATCTCCACAGACATGTCGTTGTTATATTCGAGGGTAGCATCGGTATAACCGTGCTCCTTCAGGGTCCGCTTATCCAGCACTGAGATCAGGCAGCCATCGAAAGGGGAGGACTGGTCAGTGACAACGAAGTCATGGCCAATGGTGAAATCATACACAGCATCAGCCGCACTGAGATAGTGGCGACGAACTGGACGTATAGTAAGGGCCTTGAAATTGGGGGTGTAGACACCCTTGAGATCAGCAAAACTGGTGTAAACTTTGGTCCGGTTCATGACCTTCACTCCTTGGTTTAAGGTAACTGAACAGCCAAATCAAAATAAAAACGTGTTTGAAATTTGATCGGCGGTTCGGCGACGAGTGTATCGTTCCCGCCGTTCGGCGTCAAGTTTCGGCGCAAGCCGTTGAAATCCCGAGGTTTTTCGGCGAGGCGCGGCAGAGTGTATGGTTAGCCATGAGGTAGTGTAAAAATCAAAATAAAAACGCGTTGGAAATTTAAAATCAAAATAAAAACGTGTTTGAAATTTGATTGGATTGTGTTTAGTTAGGTGTAACTGATTGATAACGCGCGATTAAAATGAAACGATACACTGCGCAATGATATAGTATAGTTAGCCAAATGATCTACTGTAAGTACCTGAAAACAAAGGAATGATATAAATAATATAGGTTTTTGGAGATAATAAGGCGAACGGGAGTGATGTTTGTTGAGAGGTTGTATAGTAGTATGTTTGTTCCTATATTGTTCCAAAAAATTGCTTCTGAAAAAAGGGTTAAACAAAAAATTGTTGGATTATTTATATTGTTTATATTAAATTAATTATACAGACACTCACTCACCCCTTGGATTTCCGTGGCTTTCTCCCCACTTTACGTAAAGTTTGTAAAAATTATACACAATCTATTTTCACGGTTTGTTCCGCGCGTTTTTTGATTGTTGATTATTCCAGTGGTAAACCGTTGATTCTATTACAAGTATTTATAACTATACACTTTACATGACATAACTATACAGCCCCCTGTGATCTGCCTGATAGCGGCGCTAGCAGAGCTATAAACCCCCGACGTATGGGAGGAGGTACGACGACGCGAAAGCGCTCGCGTAGCGGGCGAAAAGAAACCCCACCAGCCGGAGCCAGTGGGGTTGGGGTTAGAAGTCAGCGGACTCGTTCTCCACGATCTCGAACTCGTCCGGGTCCATCCCAGTGAGGTCGATGAATGCAGCGGCTTCGTCCTTCGTGTCAAAGCTGTGGACGTTCTCGGTCCAGCCTTCGTACCAAACAACGTGGAACATAGGTCACCTCAGTGAAGCGGGAGGGGCTTGCGCCCCTCCCTAGGTTTAGGCCAGTCGGAAGTGATAGACCTGTTGCAGGCGATGGATGGTAGCTTCCTTGCGCTTGCGTTCAACAACCACTTCGGTCGGGCGACCGTAGCGATCAGTCAGGCGAACCACTTCCGTGGTCTTACGTGCGATGAACATAGGCTTGCCTTTCAGAAAGGAAGGGAGGCGGGCGAACCCGCCTCCCAGTTTGGTCAGTCGAACCAAGCGGCGCGCTTGGGGGCGTTGACGCCTTCCCGCTTGGGAAGGAGAGCGAGGTACGGATTGCCCCACTTGTCGGCGAGGATCACCGGTTCCGTGCCCTTGGCGTCGGGCTTGAAAACCCGAGCGACCAGCTTGTGCTCCTTGGCGATGGCTTGCACCTTCTTGAGAACGACAGCCGCATCATCTGCGGAGTACTTGCCGTCCACGAGCTTGCCGAGGACCACTTCACCCTTGCGGTTGGCCTTGATGCCGAACCGACCTTCATAAACCTTAGCCATAGCTAAGTCTCCAGTTGCCTATCCCGAGGCTTGTCAAAGAGAGCCGGGTGGGATTCGGGTCCCGGCCCGTCGAAGCGGCGTTCCGTTTCGACAATCCCTTTATCGCCTAAAGTGACAGGAATGTAAAGTTATGCCCTATTGCGCGGCTTGTCGCGTGGCGATTGCGCACCATGGCAGAGGCGACCCGGGGGGCACATGGACTGGCGAAACGCAGGCCCCCCATGGGATAGTATTCCGCGCTGAACGAGACCCCCAAAAACCAACGTGTATAGTTAGCTACACCCCCCTCCCCCTTGACCTTGACGAACCCCGCGAAAATGCTACTTTCCAACCATGGACAGCCTACCTCTCCATCTCACCAAGTGGACCGACCGCCTCGCGTTTGACGTGGCCCTATGCTTGGAAGGTTCAGGTGAGAGCCTCGACGAGATCAAGGACCGGCACCGCATCGACGCGGACGACCTCTTGGTGTTCAACAAGGACCCCGTGTTCCTCAAGCGCGTGGAGACTTACCGCGACGAGGTGAAGGAGAAGGGACTGACGTTCCGACTCAAAGCGCGGGCACAGGCGGAAGAACTCCTGACGACAAGTTACATGTTGATCCACGACCCGGCTGTCTCCCCAGCCGTCAAGGCCGACCTGATCAAGAGTACGGTCAAGTGGGCTGGTCTCGAACCGAAGAACACCGAGAACGACAACAATGCCGGTACGGGCGGGGTGAAGATCATGATCAACCTTGGCTCCTCGCCGTCCGACATGAAGGTCATCGATGCGACTCCCCGCGTGATTGAGGATGACAGCGATGGCGTTGACTCCGACGAGTACTTATGAAGGCGTTCCATGCCTGAGGTTGCGGACGGCCAGTGGCGCTTCGACAGCCGAGGCCATGCTCCGCGAAGATGGCAGGTCCTATCGGACCAAGATTGTCAGGTCCAAGAAACACGGGCTTGAGTACATCGTCATGGTACTGGACTGATGCCGTGCGGTTCGAGTGGGTAGCAGCGATGGTCTATGAGCCGGATGACTCGCAACACTTCCACATCGTCCCGCTTGGTGACTTGAAGGATCACTTGGCCGACCCGTCTTGCTGGTGCTGCCCATCGGAGGATGAGGACGATCCCGGCATCTGGGTGCATCACGCGATAGACCGGCGCGAGGAATATGAACAAGGCAGGATGAGACACTAGCGCCCGTGGTTCTCATGGTACTCGTAGATTTTTTCGGCAGCTTTACGTGCGGCCACTGCCTCTTCGTATGTTCGGAAATACCCGAGTAGAATCGTCTCACCATTGTGGTTGATCCGTGCCCGCCACGTCCCTTTGGGTCGGAAGAAGCTGACTCCGGTCATACCGGATAGATTATCGCCTCGGCGTTTTGCGTTCTTGGTATTCCCACTATGCGAAACAGATCGGAGATTGGTAATGCGGTTATCGCTACGGTCTCCGTTGATGTGGTCGATAAACTCAAGCTCGGTGTTGTAGGTCATAACCCAAGCCAGTCTATGCGCGCGGTAGTCCACACCGTTAACGCGGATCAGGGTGTATCCGTTAGGATCACGTGATCCTGCGATGGTACCAGCAAAACGCTTATTCCACCACCGGCACTGCCATTCCGTAGTGCGGCGAAGGGTCGGTGTGAAATGGTCGGGGCGTCTGGTTTTCCATATGAACTCTCCGGTTTCGGGGTCATACGAGAGGAGTTCAGTAAGGAGGCTTGCAGGGGGTAGCGGTTTAAGCATATCATCACCATGTTGGTTACGGAGTTCATTGTAACCAAGAAATGTTTTAATGCAAGGGTCAGATTGATGTCACTAACCATAAATTATACGCCGCCGCCTACCGGTAAGCGTTTTATGGAGAGCAATGCGCGGATGCGCGTGTTGATGGGACCTGTGGGCAGCGGCAAGTCAGTTACTTGTTGTTTCGAGATAATTCGGCGGGCATCCATGCAACATCCGGATGAAACTGGTAAACGTAGGACCCGGTGTATTGTCGTCCGCGAGACTGCTAGGCAGCTAGAAGATACGACAATAAAATCATTTTTAGATTGGTTTCCGCCCGGTCAGTGCGGTACATACCTACGCACGAAGAAGACCTACTTCTTCAAAGTCGGCGACGTAGAATGTGAAATCATGTTCCGTGCCCTTGATGACTCAGACGATGTGGCCAACCTGAACTCCCTCGAAGCTACTTTTGCTTGGGTAAACGAGTGTCGTGACATTCACCCTGATATTATCGACGCGCTCTCGAAGCGCGTTGGTCGCTTTCCATCCGCTAAGGATGGTGGCCCAACATGGCACGGCACCTTCTGTGACACCAACCCGCCAGTGATGGATAGTTGGTGGTATTACATGATGGAACGCCTCGACCCCAAAGACGGCGTGTCGTTCAACGACAATGGCTGGGATGTGTTCAAGCAGCCGTCAGGTCGCAGTCCCTACGCCGAGAATATCGAGAACCTGCCCGAAGGGTACTACGACACGCAGGGGCGGTCGGAAGAGTACATCCGGGTTTTCATCGACGGGGACTACGGCCTCAGCACCGCAGGGCAGCCGGTCTACAAGTACTTCAGGCCGGACTACCACATGGCCAAGCAGATGCTCAGGCCCATTGTCAACGGGGTGCGGCCCATCATCGTCGGGATGGACTTGGGGTTAACGCCTGCGGCTGTCATCGGGCAGCAGGACCCGAGGGGGCGGGCGCTCATCCTCGCCGAGGCGGTTAGCTTCGACATGGGCATCCAGAGATTTATCCGCACGGTGCTCAAGCCGCTGCTCTACGAGCGCTTCTCCGGCGTGCCGGTCATGGTGGTCACTGACCCGGCTGGTATCCAGCGGGCGCAGACTGACGAGCGCAGTGCTGTGGACATTATCAAGGCGGAGGGCCTCAGGGTCATGGCTGCCAAGACCAACAACGTCTCGGCGCGGATCAACGCGGTTGATGAGTATCTCATGCGGCAGGTGGACGGCGATCCGGGGTTTCTGCTCGATCCGCGCTGCACTGCGCTCAAGGCTGCCATGATGGGCGGTTACCGCTACAAACCCAAGAGCGATGGGATGATCGAGAAGAACAAGCACAGTCACGTAGCCGAAGCGTTGCAGTATCTATGCCTCCATCTGCATAGTGCCGGGGAGGGTGCGATGGTTACCCAGCGGCGCGAGATCAAAAGGGTTGCGGCAGCCGGATGGACCTGATATAACCATACATGTCAGACATGACGTTACTCCTAGTCCTTACCCCCGTTGAGCGTACCCCCTCCCGCTCCGGGGGTATTTTTTGACTGTTGTCCCCTGCAATACCTCGTGCTAAGTTAACCCAAACATCTTACGAGGTGCAGGCATGACTATTTACTCGACAAACCCAAAGATGGACACGTCCGGCATCAAGGGCGAGCAGCCTGTGTATGGGTATATGGGTAATAAGATCGGCACCAAGACCAAGACTGGTGGTGACCTCTATATGGAGGCCATCAAGGAACAGGCCGACGAGTACGGCATGAACAAGACCAAGGCGCTGTCGTCCAGCAACAACATGCGTGCTGCGGCGAATCTGGTCAATCAAGGTTACTCCTGCGACCACGCGATGGATATCGTCAGTAAGGATACCATGTGGATGCCGGACAAGGTCGATATTGTGAAGGCCGGGGCCAAGGCGGTCAAGAAGATGTCGAAGGGTTGCAAGGGCTACTGATAGATGGCTGGTCTAACCTTCCTTCGTGTTGTCGGGAATGACGAGTTGGTTCGTCAGGAGAAGGAAGCTGCTGACCGCGCGCTTCAGGAACGACAGAACCAGCCTGTCATCCTTGGCTTGACGGGTTACCTTCGGCAGTGCTGGGATGTGGCTGAGATGGCCAAGCGTCCCATTGAGCAGATCATGCTTCGGGCCATGCGCCAGCGCAATGGCGAGTACGACGCAGACAAGCTCCAGCAGATCAGAAGCCAAGGTGGCTCTGAGATTTACATGATGATCACCGAGGTGAAGTGTCGTGCCGCTGAGTCGTGGTTGCGTGACATTCTCCTCGAAGGCGGCGGTCCTCCGTGGGACCTCGATGCTACACCGATCCCTGACTTGTCGCCTGCTCAGTCTGCCGAAGTGCAGGGTGCCTTCGCCGAGAAGGTCCTTGAGATCGTGCAGAACACCGGACAAGCTCCGACGAAACAGCAGATGATGGAACTGCGCGAGATGGTCAGTCAAGACTATCGCTTCGCAGTGCTGCGTCAGACCCAGATCAGGGCTGACCGGATGAAGACCAAGATCGAGGACCAGTTCGCGCAGGGCGGCTGGAACACGGCGTTCAACGACTTCATCACCGATCTGGTCACGTTCCCTGCGGCCTTCATCAAGGGGCCGATTGTGCGTCGGCAGCGGGCGCTCGGGTGGAAGACGACCAGTGGTCGCACGCAGGTCGAGGCCATTGAGCGCCTTGGTCCCGAGTATGAGCGGGTCGATCCGTTCCGTATTTACCCGGAGCCGGGGATCAGCAACCTCAACGAGGGGTATGTTTTCGAGCATCACCGTCTGTCACGCACAGAGTTGTCTGACCTTATCGGTGTGCCGGGTTACGATGACGACGCCATTCGCAAGGTCCTTGAGATCGGCAATGGTCAGTCGTGGATCAACGAGGACGTGGAGCTTCAGAAGGACGAGGAGGAGCGCAAGTACTATAGCTACATGCGCCCGACGACCGAGTTCGACGCGCTGGAGTTCTGGGGTAAGGTGAGCGGCAAGATGCTCATCGAGTGGGGCATGACCGAGGACGAGGTTCCTGATCCTGCCCGCGAGTACGACGCCAACGTCTGGATTGTCGGTAACTACGTCATCAAGGCGGTTCTGAACTACGACCCGCTGGGTGAGAAGCCCTACTCGAAGACCAGCTTCATCAAGTGCCCCGGTGCCTTCTGGGGTAAGGGTATCCCCGAGATCATCGAGGACCTTCAGGGTGTCTGCAACGCGGCTGCCCGCGCACTGGTGAACAACATGGGGATCGCCTCTGGTCCGCAGGTCGAGGTCAACCTCGAACGCATCCCGGCCAATGAGGATATCACCCAGCTATCGCCTTGGAAAATCTGGCAGACGGTCAACGATCCGGTTGGGTCGTCCGCGCCAGCGATCCGTTTCACGCAGCCGGACTCTCGCGCAAGCGAACTGATGGCCGTTTACGAGAAGTTCTCCCGCCTCGCAGACGACCACTCAGGTATTCCGGCCTATGTGTATGGCGACCTGAATGTGCAGGGGGCCGGTCGCACTTCATCGGGTCTGTCGATGCTGATGGGTGCTGCTGGTAAAGGCATACGTCAGGTCGTCATGCACATTGACAGCGATATCGTTAAACCCATCGTCGAGCGTCAGTTCGTGTACAACATGCGCTACGATGAGGATGAGTCCATCAAGGGCGACGTTGAGGTGGTGGCCAAGGGTGCCATCAACCTTGCGGTCAAGGAGACCGTCAACGTGCGCCGCATCGAGTTCCTCAACGCAACCGCCAATCCTTTCGACATCGAAATCATTGGTAGGGATGGCCGCGCCGCGATCCTTCGCGAAGTGGCTAAAGGGTTGCAGATGCCCGTGGATGACGTTGTCCCGTCTCGGGAGAAGTCCGCGTATGACCAGCAACAGGCTGCACTTGCGATGGCTGCGATGCCTCAGCAGACCCAGCAACCCGCGCCTGCCGCGACTGGTCCTACCGGAGAACCCAAAGGCGGGATGGAAGGAAACACGGTCACTAACCGCGTGAGTGGGGCGGCATGATCCGGCCCGATCCTCAAGTGATCAAGGCGCTTGCCGCCTCAGTCAGGCAGTTCCCTGTCCTTCTGGACTGGCTGCGTGAGTGGGAGATGCAAGAGCTTCGGCGCTTGCCTCAAGCGGTTGACAACACTGGCATTTTTCAGGGCAGATGCCAAGTGCTCGGCGAGCTTACCAAGTTCGCCACCGATGCCCCCAACCTAGCGGCTGACTTATGAGCCGACTAATCAAGCTCACAGATTGGAGCAATTAACATGGCACTTCCAGAGCAAGTTCGTAAACAATCCGAAGCCGTACAGGAACTGTACAAGCAGCTTAACAGCGATGCCGCTCCGGCGGGGGATGCCCCGACCGAGGATGAAGCTGTGGGTAGCGAAGACATGGACCCCCCGGCTGACGAGGTTGATAACGACAGCGCTGCTCAGGTACCGGCAGGCGAGCAAACTGCCGGTGCGTCAGACACGGAAGATGAGAACTCTGAGACCTATGCTCAGAGATGGCGTTCCCTTCAGGGGTCGTACAATGCGACGGTTCGGCAGAAGTCCGAACTGGAGCAGCGCGTACAGCAGATGGAACAACTGCTTGCTACGCTCTCACAGTCGCCGCCTGCGGCTGCCCAGACTGAGAAGGAGGCAGAGCCTGTGCGCTATGTCTCTGAGCAGGAGGCCAGCGAGTATGGTGAGTCGATTGATGTGATGCGCAAGGTCAGCCGCGAGGAACTCGTCCCCGTGGCACAACGCCTTGCCCAGATCGAGGGCCTCCTCCAGCAGATGCAGGCGACCGTTGTCCCGCAGGTTCATGCGGTATCACAGCGTCAGCAGATGTCGGCGGAACAGCAGTTCTGGTCTGATCTGACTAACTACGTACCCAACTGGCGTGAAGTTAATGACGATGACGGGTTCCAGTCTTGGTTGCTGGATATCGACCCGCTCACCGGCCTTAATCGCCAGACGTACC